CCGGGAGCGGTCCTAGGAGCTCAGCCAGCTTCCTGTCGCTCGAGGCGTCGCACTCAACCACACGCTGGGGGTGCAGGTGTGTCGGCACTGGGGCTTCCATGTCATCGAGCATCTCGGAGAGAACGCCGTCATAGCAAATCGCGGTGTTGCCGTTAGCCGAGTGCATCCTGCGGTTGCGCTGCGTTTGGGCAGCAAGACTCGCACCGCCGTTGGTAGCAGCCAGACGAGAGCCGGGAGCGTCGGCCCGGTCGGCGCGCGCAGGCGGAGGAACCACAACAGGCACGTTGGGACGGGAGTCAGTCACCCAGACGGCCGCGTCTTGAGCGGAGAAGCCGACTACGTTGACGTCGGTGACCGAATGGACGGGGTAGGTCGTCAAGACAGAGCGGCGCTCGACTAACATCGTCAGGATCAAATCGTAGGCCGCGAATGTGTCGACTCCGGTGTAAAAACACCGGACGAGGGGAAGATCTGCGCCAGCCACGAACGACCAATTCGCGCCGTCGGCGGGGCAGAGGAAGGACGCGAAGTCATCCTTGAGAATACCTCCAGACGGGAGGGTAGCGATTGGGTACCAATTGACTCCCGCGTCCGGGGACAGCTGGACTTCGACACTCCCGTCGACAGCGACCGATGGTGGATAAACACCACCGAGAGCCTGGACAGACAGTGACACAGCAATGCCGGAGTTCAGGTTCGACGAGGCCCAATTCGCAGGGACCTTGCCATCTGCGGATTCAAGAAGGCCGCTCGCTGTGGCCGAGTTGTCGTCAGTCACAGTTTTGATGAGCGTGAAAGTGAAGGACTTCTCCGTCATGTTCCACGCCGTGTCGTCGGTACCGGTGTACTCGCCGTGTGCGCCGTTAAGCTGAGGGGCAACCTCGTGACCGGAGGAAGCCCAGCTCAACATGGCGGCAGCGGCGGCGTGTTCGGCGGCTAGAACCGATGAACCAGTGCCGCACTCAAAGTGGCCACAGACCAAGAGGCCACAGACAAAGATTGGCGCGTGGTCAG